CATCGCACAATCTTACGACACAGCATTTACGAAAAAAGAAACAGGTGACTATAGTGCGATTACAACGTGGGGTGTATTCTATCCTGATGAAGTGACACCGAATATTATTTTGTTAGATGTCGTTAAAGACAGATTAGAGTTCCCTGAGCTAAAACGTATTGCTTTAGAGCAGTACAAGTATTGGGAGCCTGAGTCCGTGATTATAGAAGCAAAGGCCTCGGGCCTACCGCTCATACAAGAACTACGCCAGCTTGGTATACCCGTTATCAACTTTACACCTAGCAAAGGCAATGATAAGTTATCGAGAGTACATGCTGTCGCTCCTGTGTTTGAGAGCGGTGCAGTATGGGCACCAGATGAACGCTGGGCTGAAGAGATGATAGAAGAATGTGCGATGTTCCCACACGCAGAACATGACGATCTTGTAGACTCCATGAGCCAAGCATTACTTAGGTTCCGTAAGGGAAACTTTGTAGCGTTGCACGATGACTACGAAGATGAGCCCACGGACCACGGACAAACGGAGTATTACTAATGGCCTATAATCCTTTCGATGATGTAATTTTAAATGACCCCGCTTACATGGCGAACGGGGGACAATTGCCTAGGCCCAAGATTGGTATTGAGTTTCCACAAGCAACACAACAAGAACAACCTCGTGCACAGCTTTCTGTAAGACCAACAGATAGAATAGATTATTCACAACAAAAAGATCAATTCAGACCTGTTTCTACGGCTATTGCACGATTTTACAAATTACTAACTCCAGAACAAGAAACTTTAGATCAAATAGAAAAAGATCAACAACTAAGATCCCTAGCTACACAACAAGCATTTCAAGGCACAGAGTTTGAAGAATTTGCTGGTGATTTTGATTTACCCGGATACATAGTTCAAAATTCTAAAGCAAGTGAACTATTAAAAAATGTTGGTTATCAACCCGAAGGGTTTGTAGAGGGTATGAGTCGTGTAGGTAAATTCTTCTATGGTAATCAGAGAAAAGCTTTTGAAAAAATGAGAGATGGAGAACAACTCACAAGTGAGGATAGAATATCCATAGCTCTCGCACCACTTGACTCTTTAGATTTTTTATTCCCACCATTAATTTTAAAAAAGTTAGCAGGTCTAGGATTGAAAAATGTTAATGCAGTTTTAAAATCTACGGCAGATTTACCTGAAGTAAAACAAATACAAAAATTCTTTGGTGGTGAACCACTTCCTGCAATTGGTCGTGCAGACGGACCACCAGGCATGGACCTTAGTCCACGAGTTAATCTTGTACCAGATAGAAACGGTGTAGGTGGTGGTAGTGCCATATCTGATGAATTCTCTATTGTAGTGCCTGAGACAAATGTAAAATCTAAGAGAGTTGATGAAAAAGTAAAAAAGATTATTAAGGAAAATCCTGATGGACCTTTACCTACAAGTAAACTTAGAAAAAATTATAATATTGAAGCGAAAACTTATGATAAGTCTATTGATAGACTTTCAGAAGCGAATCCAAATTTAAACATTAACAAATATAAAAGAGACCCAGAGGGTTCGAGAAAGAAATTAGCCGAAGAGGCAACTGAACGATTAAATAAAGAATTCAGAGAGTCTATAGAGGGTTTAGAAACTGTTGATGAAATAATTGCAAATACTAAATATACTTCAAAAACAAGCGTATATTCTCGTTTACAAAAACTGGGTGATGAAGCTTTATTACGAAAATATTTCTATCAGCAAGTAAGCCCTGATGAAACAGCTAATAGTATAAATAATTTTTTAAAAGCTAATCCTAATACAAATTATACTTTACCCGAAGTAGCAGAGAGTTTGGGTATAAATTATCAAACAGCCTATGATCAAGTCGCGAAGGGTAAAATTACTCAGAAAAATTTATTTACTCATCAAGACAAGATGGGTTATGAAAATGACATTATTATTACTGAAATGAACAGATTGTTAGATGATATTGATAACAATATCATTGAAGCAAATAAAGGTCCCTTATTTTATCAACAACGAGGTTATGATATTAGAATGAACTCTGCTGAAGATACAAGAATTAGACCATATTTAAATTTTCCAACAGAGGGTATAGAAACAAAATTAAATATTTTACCTGAGTCACTGGCTAATGTAATAGGAACTAAAAGAGGAACTAAAGAAACACGTTTTTTTGACATAAAAAACTTTTTTAGTCCTTCAGTAGATAAAGGCACCGCTTCTAAATTAAACGCAGTCAAATCAAAAACGGCAAACCTTTTCAGAACTTTAAAAGATGAAAATAAAAAAATATTTGTAGAAAACATGATTGATGGTTTTGGTTTTACTCCGATAAAAAAATTTAATGAACAAGGTAAATTAGTTCCAAATTCAGATTACTATGAAGGTATTAACAAAGGTCCTTTAGATAATTTTTACAACACTATTGAATCTATAAGCGATCCAGGTGATATTGAAAAAATTCAAGAGCTATTAAGACAAAGAAGATCTTTAAATAAATTTACAGACAAAGAATTTTATAATGCTCTTGCTAACAACAAAAATTTTAGAGATCATTTTATTAGTGAGGTCAATCGAGTAAAACCAGATAATAAATTTAACAATGATTGGGAGTCCATGTATAGAGCTTACAAACAAATGTTTAATGGACAACTTTCACACGTCGCTGCAGTTAGAGAGCTTAGTGAAAATTTAGGTAAGAAAAAATTTAGTCTTGGTAAAGGACTTGAAGGTAAAGGCGGTGAGTCTGGATTAATTAGACTAAATTTTGACAATCACAACATATCATTACAACCGAGAATGGAAAATGCTACCAGAGATGCAATCAAAGGTTTAAGTAAAGCAATTAAAAATAATAGTGCAGATGATATGAAAGCAACTATAGAAAGAATCATGAAGAACAACGATAAGTTAGCTAAAAGGGGTATGTTAGCATATATGCGTTTTACTGACAAAGAAATGACAGATAATGCATTCAAAGTTTTAAAACAAGCCTTTCCTAACCAAGTTTTTAAGACAACAACAAAGTTTGGAAAAACACCAGCAGGTATTAAGACAATTGTGATTGGAGATCCTTTTGATCCCTCTGTTAATGACTTAAAAAAATATTTTAAACAAGCAATGGATGGATATATAGCTGATCCAAAAAAATTTAAGTTGTCAAGAGCAAATCCTAAAAGTAAAAATCAAACAGATCAAATGTTTGTTGACGGTGACGCTGATTACATTTTTGAGGGGAAATTATTGCCTACATCATTTAAACAAGGCGGACCTGTGCGTATGGCCATAGGCGGTGATCCATTAGAAAATATCAATCAACAACAGTTCGCACCTGACCCAGCTTTTGAAGGTAAAGACTTCTTCCAAGAAGCTGTAGACTCTGGCAGCTTAACTGCATTCAATCCACTAAAACTATTTAAAGTGTTTGGTAAAGTAGATGCAGTAGAAACACCTAAGAAAAAAATTCAAACAGATACACAAGAAGCACCACCTGGTACAACATTACCAGCAACACAAGAAATGCAACCTTCTGATTTTGCTCTAAAGTCTTTTACACTAGAAACTATTATGGACCCTAATGCACCTAAGGCTGCAAGACCACAAGACTGGCAAAACTTTTTTAAAGGTAAAGCTGCACCTGAAGCAGAGTTAAGAGACTCTGGCATATTGCAATACCTTGGTGACTTTAATAAATACTTTCCTAATCAAAAGATTACACAACAACAACTTGTAGACTTTTACGAAACATCCCCGATGGGTAATATTTCAATTAAAGTAAAAGAAGCTCCAACAGGTAAAGATGCAGAGTTTGAAAATTTTGTTGGCAGGCCAAGACATCTGGGTACAGGTCAACAACCTTTAGATCAAGCGGGCAAAGATTACCGTGAGGTTGTTGTACAAGCAGGACCTTTACCGGGCGAAGGTAAACCTTTTGTTGCAAGTGGTCACTTTTCAGACGAGAATGTTATTGGCTTTACTCGTGTTGCTAATTATAACAATGCATCAGGTCAACAAGTTGCAGTAATACAAGAATTACAAACCGACATGTTAACCCAAGTTCGCAAAGAACAAGAAAGATTAAATGCCTTACTGAAAAGAATTGAAAATGTAAAAGCAAAAGCACAAGAAAGAATAGGGGGCACAGATGAATATTACCGTGCTCAGGGCCAAAGACAACTTGATGCTATCAATCAACAATTCCCACCTGCAACTTTACAAAAATTACAAGAAAACCTATCTACAATAAAACCATTTCCAAATACTGCAGGGGCAGAATTAATACCGGATTATGCTAAACAATTAAGTGACTTACAAAAACAAATAAATGAACTTGCAGAGATAGATATTACTAATCCTAATCCACAAACTATTTTTGGTATTGACGCAATAGAAACACAGCAACAAAAAGTTTTAGATAACATACTTGATTTAACCAGAGACAGTGAGTTAGAGAGAGACCTCAAAGGTATTCAGGTTCCCTCAACTACAGAGAGTGATGAGCTAGTTGCTTTCGGGCAGAGTGCAGATGATATGAATTTACAATATGGTGGATTTAAAGATTTAGAATTGTTTCCACCGATACCCTTTAACAAACAACCTGACTACGTTGATCTATTAATTAAAGCTACAATTAAAGATGCACAAACTAAAGGCATAAACAAAGTTGCAATCATGCCTGCCGAAAAGGTAAACCGAAGATGGGGTAAAGATCCTGATGCACCCGAGGGTAAAAAATTTAAAAACTTATACGATCAAGTAGCTGTGCAACAATTAAAAAACATTGCAAAAAAATATAAAGGTAACGTAGCAATAGAACAGATTATAGACACTACTAAGCCAAAAAAGGCATTAAAGTTTTTTAATAAAGATGTTGATGGAAATTTAAGTTTACAAAAAGAAGATGTTGCGAGACCCGCTGGTAGTACTAGAAATAATGCAGGACTTTTGACTCAAGAGGAGATAGATGAATTTTATAATGAACAGATTAGAAGGTTTGTAAGTGGTGGAGGTTATCGAGAAAAGGATGTTGTGTTAACAAGAGAAATCGCTCCTGGTCAATATCAAGATTTTTTTGTACAAGCTGACGACGATGCAGTGAATTTTGTACCTTTAGGTGAGGGTGAGTCTATTAAAGATGCATTGATTGTTATTGAAGAATTTAATCCACAAGCTGTTGATATGGTTACATTGACACTAGACAGTCCACAATCAAAAGAACCCTTCTTTATGTTTAAGAAAAAAGATGGTGGCACAATAGCAAAAGATAGTTTAGTTTCAGTAACAGATATATTCGGACAATATGGTAGATAAATTCGACAGCACTCTTGATAATCCTGCAGACGGACCAGCAAAGCCTGATGATAAGGAGCAAATAGAAATAGAAGAAGTTGGTACAACTGTAAACTTAGATACAGATAGTGATGCTGATGTAGAAATAATTGAAGATGGTAGTGCCATTGTTGGTCAAGAAGATGCATTACCAACCGTAGGATTCACATCTAATTTAGCAGAAGTCTTAGACGAGAGCTTCATGCAATCTCTTTCAAGCGAACTTGTAGAAAAAATAGAAGCTGATAAATCATCTCGTGAAGATTGGGAGCAAGGCTACACCAAAGGTTTAGATCTTTTAGGTTTCAAATATGAAGAACGCACTAGACCTTTCAGAGGTGCGTCTTCAGTAAACCATCCCATGTTAGCTCAAGCAGTAACTCAATTCCAAGCAATGTCTTATGTAGAATTATTACCAAGCGATGGTCCTGTTAGAACTCAAGTAGTCGGTGCAAATACAACGCAATTACAACAAGCAGCAGAGCGTGTCAAAGATTATATGAACTATGAGATCACTCATGTCATGGAGGAATATAATCCAGAGATGGATCAATTGTTATTTCAATTACCTTTATCTGGCAGTGCATTTAAAAAAGTTTATTTTGACGAAATCTTAAATAGAGCTACATCTAAGTTTATACCTGCAGAGGATGTCATTGTCCCTTATGGTGCCTCCGATTTAGATACGTGTGAAAGAATTACACAAATTATTAAAATGCCAATGAATGACTTAAGAAAAAAACAAGTCTCTGGTTTTTATTTAGATGTAGAATTACAAGCCTATGAAGGCGATGAGTATAGTTCCGGTATACAAGAAAAAAAAGATCAGATTGACGGAACAAGGTCAGATTATTTAAGTGACATGGCAGAACTTTATGAAGTTCATGTTGACTTAGATCTTGAGGGTTTTGAAGATATTGATCCTAGAAACGGAGAGCCTAGTGGCATTATGCTACCTTATGTTGTAACGATTGATAGGACATCAGGTAGAGTTTTAAGCGTTTACAGAAATTATAATCAACAAGATGCTTTAAGAAAAAAGAATGATTATTTTGTTCATTACAAGTTTTTACCAGGCTTAGGTTTCTACGGCTTTGGTTTAATTCATATGATTGGTGGTTTGACAAGAACTGCTACATCTGCACTAAGACAATTATTAGATGCAGGTACACTATCTAACTTACCTGCAGGTTTTAAATCTAGAGGATTGAGAGTTCGAGATGACGATCAGCCTTTACAACCTGGTGAGTTTAGAGATGTTGATGCACCTAATGGTATTATTAGAGAAGCACTTATGCCTTTACCATACAAGGGGCCTGACCAAGTTTTATTACAATTACTCGGAGTTTGTGTAGACGCAGGTAAACAGTTTGCCGCTGTAGCAGATATGCAATTATCTGAAATAGGTAGTTCACAAACACCTGTGGGCACAACAATGGCTTTAATGGAACGTGGCACAAAAGTTATGTCTGCAGTTCATAAAAGATTGCACTATGCACAAAAAAAAGAATTTAATTTATTAGCTAATATTTTTAAACAAACTTTACCACCCGTATATCCTTACAATGTATCAGGTGGTCCTAGAGAAATAAAAATTATAGATTTTGCAGATGCAATAGATATTTTACCTGTATCAGATCCAAACATTTTCTCTATGTCACAACGTGTGACTCTTGCACAAAACCAGTTACAATTAGCACAATCAAATCCGCAGATGCATAATTTGTATGAAGCTTATAGAAGAATGTATTTAGCTTTAGGTGTCAAAGATGTTGAACAAATCTTACCAATACCAAAGGGACCTCAACCTCAAGACCCAGCATTAGAACATAGCGTGGTTTTAAAGGGTGCAAACTTACAAGCCTTTCCGCAACAAAACCATGAGCTACATATAAAAGCACATAGATTCTTTATGTCATCAGCTTTAGTAAAAGCAAACCCTATGGCAGTGATGAATTTAACGTCTCACATCATGCAACACGTGTCATTACTTGCTACACAAGAGGCAGAAAAATTACGTGCACAATTTGGTGATCAAATACCACCTGAACAAATACAAGCATTACAAATGCAACGTGCAATAAAAATTGATGAAGAAATAGCAAAAATTACAGAACAAATGGTCTTAGAAGAAGCAGAATCTATGCAAGATCAAAACATGGACCCACTTGTTTTACTTAAACAACAAGAATTAGCACTTCGACAAGCAGAAATGGAGATGGATTCACAGTTAAAAGGTGAACAACAAGGTTTGAGAGAAAATCAGTTTGACTATAAACAAGTTTTAGACGCACAGAAGTTACAAAAAGACTATGACTTAGCTAATTTACGTGCAAATGTTGCGAGAGAAAGAGCAAATGCCACTAAACAAGAAGGGTAAAAAGATAAAAAGAGCCATGACAAAGACATATGGTAAAAAAGAAGGCCCAAAAGTGTTTTATGCAAGTATAAACAAAGGAAAAATTAAAGGAGTTAAGAAAAATGTTTAATTTATTAGTTGGTCCACTGTCGAATTTAGTTGGTAATGCAGTAAAAGGCTTTGTTGAGACTAAAAAAGCGAAAGCAGACTTAGCGTTGACTGAAATAAAGGCACAAAAGAGCCTAAAAGAAGCTCAGATCGCGGGAAAAATTTCGTGGGAGGCCAGTGCGGTCGATCAAATGAAAGGGAGCTGGAAAGACGAGCTAATTTTAATATGCCTGTTGGTTCCGGCGGTAGCAGTGTTCATTCCCGGATGGACTCCACACATTAAAGAGGGGTTTGAGGCATTACACTCACTACCTGATTATTATAAACATTTATTGTACATCGCATGTTCGGCGAGCTTTGGCATCAAGGGAGCTAAAGGTGCTATGGGTTTAATAACAAAAAAGAAATAATGTGTGATGGTTGCGATACTCTTTGTGTTAAATGTGAGTCAATGATGGAACAGTGTCAAAAATGTGATTGTTTATGCCATTGTGACCAGTCCTGTATAGAATGTGGTTGTGTGGGGTGTGAACATGAAGAAGTCAAAGAGGCTAACTAAAACGATACCTCCAAAAAAAGGACCTGTGCCACAAGGGTTGCAAATAAATTCCAATAAGATACAAATAGTTAAGACAAACAAAAAAGGAACTTAACTGTGAAACAAACTTATTTTAATATACCTGGGTGGTTTAATTACTCAGAGACTTACGACATGATTGTTGACCAAATACCTGATGACGGAAAGATCGTGGAGATAGGATCTTTTCTAGGTAGATCAACTCATTACTTAGCAACATCTCTTATGAATGCAAACAAAGAACAAGTTAAAATTTACTGCGTAGATACTTTTGAGGGATCTTCAGAACATGTAAATTTAAAAATACCAAAAGATTTTTTATCTATTTTTAAAGAAAATTTAAAATTTTTTATAGGTAGAGAAATGGTTATTCCTGTGCAGGGTAGATCAGATAGTCAACAAGTCCTTGATAGATTTGATAATGGCTCAATAGATTATATCATGGTTGATGGTGCACATGAGCATGAACCCGTATTAGATGATATGGAAAATTGGTGGCCTAAATTAAAACCTGAAGGTGTAATGTTTGGAGATGATTTTCAACTCGAGTCTGTTAGTCAGGCAGTAAGACAAATGATGACTAAGCTTAAAACTCACGGGTTTAGTGTTAATGGTAGCACTGAACAAACTTGGTTTACTTCAAAAGAAGAGCATTACAAAAAATTTGAAAAAGTCTGTCCTGGTATAAATACTTTAGTATGAGCACTAGAGTAATTTATGAATTTCAAAAACAAATAAAGTTCTTTAAAGAACAACTTCACGATCATTTGACACAAGGGGTTGAAAGTTACGAAGAATATAAGTATATTCAAGGAAAGATACATATGATAGACATATGCCAACAGGAGCTTTCTCGCCTGCTGGACGATGAGGAGAAAATTGATGACTAAAACACTTTACGTGCCTGATCACATTATGGATAAATATAACAATCCTAGTGAAGGAGTTCAGGCGGACAGAACAGAATTACAAAAATTACCAAAACCAGTCGGTTGGCGAATATTGGTATTACCTTTTAAAGCAAAACAACAAACAAAAGGTGGAGTTCTACTTACAGATAAAACAATAGAAGATTCACAGTTAACAGCATCTGTAGCTCTTGTGCTTGACACAGGTGATGATGCATATAAAGATAAAGAAAAGTTTCCTAATGGACCTTGGTGTAAACAAGGTGATTGGGTTGTGTTTGGCAGATACGCAGGATCAAGACTTAAAATTGAAGGAGGAGAAGTTAGGTTGCTTAATGATGACGAAATACTCGGCACTGTTGAAACGCCTGAAGATGTATTAACAATTATATAACATGGGAGGTTAACCATGCAAACAGAACTTAAAACTGCAAAAGACGAAAAACTTGTAGATCTTGATGTATCAGGTGAAGGAGCAGAAGTCGAGCTAGAAGATAAGTCACATGGCGTAGTGGCACCTGAAAAATATGAAGAAGTAAAGACAGAGGAGAAAGATCCTTTACAACCTGCTGTTCAAGAACAAGCAGAAGAGATGGATCAATACTCCGACAAAGTAAAAAAAAGAATAGATAAATTAACTTTTAAAGTTAGAGAAGCTGAAAGAGAAAGAGAAGCTGCTTTAGTATTCGCACAAAACGTCCAAAAAGAACTGTCAGAGGCTAAACAAAAAACTTATGACATAGACAAAGGATATATGGGTGAGAGTGAAGTTAGAAATAAAATGGCTTCTGATTTAGCACGAGAAAATTTAATAAGAGCAAGAGAAGCTGGCGATTACACTAAAGAAGAGGAAGCTAGACAAGCACTTACTAAATTAGATTTAGAGGCAGAAAGAATACGTGTAACGAAACAAAAGAAAGAACAAGAGTATGAGGCTTTTCAAAAAGAATTAGAAAGTCAACCGGCAGCTCAATTACAAGCACCTAGACAACAGCCATCACAAAAGGCTTTGGATTGGGCAAGTCAAAATACTTGGTTTCAAAAAGATCCTGATATGACAGATTACGCTCAAAGAATACACCGTGGTTTAGTTGCAGAAGGGTTTGACACAGAATCAGATCAGTATTACAATGAGCTCACTCAAAGAGTTAAAACAAAGTTTCCTGAGTCTTTTGAGGACTCGGATCAGACAACTAGAAGCGCTAAGATCGCCCAACCAGTCGCTTCTGCAACAAGGTCTGCAACCACAGGGCGCAAATCTGTTAGGTTAAGTCCTAGTCAGGTAAAAATAGCTAACAAGCTTGGAGTTCCTCTAAGTGAGTATGCTAAGTACGTTTAGGAGGTACACATGACAGATATAAAAACACCAAGAAGTGCACAAACAAGGGCTAAAGAGGAAAGAAGTAAACCTTGGAAGCCACCGTCTCAGTTAGACGCACCACCATGTCCTGATGGATATAAGCAACGATGGTTACGACATAGAGTAAATGGCTCAGATGATACTAAAAACATCAACGCCAGACTCAGAGAAGGCTGGGAATTAGTCAGAGCTGACGAAAACCAAAAAGGCCTATACTCTGCATACAACGGAGAAATCAAAGCTTATCAGGGTGTCATCAGTGTAGGTGACTTGCTATTGGCAAGAATGCCTGTGGAAATGATTGAACAACGTAATGCATATTACAAGCAGAAGACTGATCAACAGACTGAAGCATGGGAATCAGATCCACTTAGAGAACAACATCCAAGTATGCCTATGAATCAAGATAGGCAAAGTCGTGTATCTTTTGGTGGCGGTAATAAAAAACCATCTTAAGATACTTAATAATAAAGGAGATGAACTATGGCAAATCAACAAGGAAACTTTGGATTTCGTCCCGTTCAAATGCTAGGTGCAGCTTATAATGGTCAAGGCCAACAAGAGCTGTCAATTGCAAGTAACGAGACCAATTCAATATTTCAAGGTGATCCAGTTGTATTAAATGCAAACGGATCGATTTCACGTGGATCTTCTG